TGCTGGAATGCGATCCTTGATCTCCTCATGCTGCCTCCATGATTGCGTTTCTGGATCGAAGGAAAAGCGCGGAGTGTGGCTTGGCGGCTCGGTGAATAAAACTTTGTGAAGTTTATCGAACTGCTCTTTTGATAATGATTCCATAACTACTCCAATCCCTCGTGCTTCCCAAGATATTTCGGTTTGTAGGAGGGGGTTATTTTCGCTGTCATGCAGACGCCATTCTGCCCCTTGAAGAACTGAATCTCATAGTTTGAACAAAGCCCGTGTTCAATATTTCGCCTGATCAAAGGAGCGGCAAACTCTGGTTCAAATACAGTCGCTTGCAGCATTGTCAGCGCATCCTCAATAGTCTCAACTTCATGGTTTATCATATTTCAGATATGACATCTAAAATTGACTCATCGCAAGTCACTTCTGCAACCTCTGCCCAAAGAGCAGCCTTGGCTTTCTAAAGACCATCTGCTTTACCTCAATTTTTGGTTGAGGTATATCGTGATGAACCCTGCGAGTTGCGTTCCAAGCATGGAATTGGCTGGATGTCATAACGTCTTTGCTGCATAGACAGCAACCTTGCCACAGAGATCGCCCGTTTTTATAACAAGTTTGGCAGATGTTCATAGATCATATAATCTTGAAACTTATCAGTTCTGAACTACCCATTCAACAGATATGAAGCAGAAGCCCCAAAAATCTCGCGTAGTCCAACTAACGCGAGGACCAATCGAGACATACGGCATCAAGTTTGATCATCAATTTGGCAATCAACTGGATGTCGAGTTGATCTTCCTCAAGTGTCCAACGGGTTCGTTATTCGGTTGGAAGGGCGAGAAAAACTCACAAGGAAAGCCTGCGTGGATTCATTTTGTGAACGCGGTAAATCTCATCTGGAACTATCCAGGAAGTCGAACACCGTTCATGTGGCATCCTTGGGCGATCAAGATGGCAAAGGCCGCATTTGAGAATAAGCGTCTTGCGATCTCGTCCGGTGGTTCTGGTGGCAAGACTGGTTTGTTCGCCGTTTACTGTCTCGTTTGGTGGTTGGCAAATCCATACAAGAACGTCGTTCTCGTCAACACCACAACCATCAAGGACTCGATGGGGCGTATTTGGGGCCAGATCACTCGTTACTTCAATGGCATGGCTGGAGCACCTCCTGGCAAGTTGGTTGAGTCTTCTCACTGCATTAAGTCGATGGATCTGAATACCGGCGTTGTGATGGATGAGTACGGCATCCGCTTGTTTCCAGGTGAGCAAAGCAAAGCCGCTGAATCCTCACGCGCCATTCGAGGTCAGAAGCATGGCCCTGGCGGTAAGCTCATTGTTGTTCTGGACGAGTGCGCTGAACTTTCGCCATCCATCATCAATACGTTTGAGGAAAACTTGACGCAGAATCCGAACGTCCAGCTTATCGCTCTAGCCAACGCCAATTCGCCATTTGATACCTTTGGGCAGCTTTGTGAACCTGTTCCTGGAGGATGGGACAGCTACAACCCAGATTGGGATGAATGGAAAGGGAAGGGCGCTCACGTCATCCGCATCAATAACGAGACTTCACCAAACATCATTGAGGGTAAAACGATCTACCCATTCTTGATGACTCGTGAGATGTTGGAAGAAAAGCGAGAGAAGCTAGGTCAGCATACAAGAGCTTACTGGCGTGGTGTCCTTGGTGCGTTCTTGCTTGATGGAGACGATGACAATATTTATTCGCCAGCTGAAATTATCAAGACGCCCAAAGATTGCGTGTGGCAAGGTATTCCAACAAAGGTGTGTGGCATCGACCTTTCCTATACCAGTGGTGGTGACAAAACGGTAATGACGATTGGCTCTATTGGTATCTGCACTGATGGCAAGAAACGACTCAAGTTTGAGCGCCATATCCTTCTCAATGACGATGCCAGCAAACGCGACGTTGACCGCACTACGCAGCTTATTGACCAGATTAAAGACATCTGCAAGAAGGATGGAATCGACATCAAGGATGTGGCAATTGATGCGTCTGCCGGTGGTGGCAAGACTTTTGCTGACGCTATGTGGAGCAAGTGGGGCAACACTTTCTTGCGTGTGGACTTCGGTGGCAAGGCTTCAGATCGTCCTGTGTCTGCTGCGGATCGTGAGAAATCAAGCGTGAGGTATGCTAACAGAGTTAGCGAACTTTGGGGGTGTGGCAAAGAACTGATTCGTTGCGATCAGTTACGCAACATCACAAAGGAGATGGCTGACGAAATGACGGTTCGTAAGTACAAGGATAACAAGGCACTTGATGGAGGATCAAGAATCAAGGTTGAGTCCAAAGTCGATATGAAGCGCAGAACAGGTAAGTCGCCGGACGTTTATGATAGCGCCTGCGTTCTAATTGAGCTTTGCCGTGAGAAACACGGCCTCTCAAGTATCGACAAGCCTGGAAATCACACACCCGGCAAACCAAATCCATTGCAGAAGAGATTCAAGCAGTTGGCTGGCTTGTGGGCTGCTTAATGTCCAAAAGCCTCAAGCGTGTGCCTGAATGGATTGCTTCGATCAGTTCTATTTTATTGTTCATTTTGTTAATCAAAATCCGTTCACTTTTGGCATCAGCACAACCTCTATCGCTTCTTCTCCAATAAGCTGATCAAGAGTTACTTTATACATCCTTGCTATTTTTAAGGCGGCATCCACAGTCAGTTCAAAGCAGTCTTTTTCTAGCTGCGAGCACCAACTGGAAGCACGTCCCATGTGCTCATTGACTGCCTGCTGACTCAAGCAGTTGACTTCTCGGAGGATGCGATAGCGTTGACCTTGCGTGGTTTTTACTTGTATTGGTTTCATATAGTCATCAATCTTATCACGTTATTTAACGCGATGCAAATTATTTCGCTTTTACGACTTCAACTTTAACGAATGGAAGCATTAGGACGCTGATGGTCTTATTCCTCCCAAGTGCGAATGAGTGCGTCACCGCCTTGAATACAGACTTCTTGAGCATCATAACGCCGTGATAGCGAAAAATTGAACCGTTGGGGAGGCGGTAGTAGCGGATCATCATTTATTCAGTTGGGATACATGGCTTTTTCCATTGGGCTTTTGGCAATCCTGAAGGCCTTCGACCTTTGCAGGCAATCAGTTCAGCATAAAGAGCCTCGCTTATTTCTATTCCGATAAGGCGCTGCATCCAGCCCTTTGTTTGACGTATTCTCAATGTTGCTAGCTGGCGTGAATTTGGCGATCCACAATTAAAAAGGGCTTCAATAGTTTTCTTGGTCAAGATCATAACAGGATTGGCTTCAGTATCAGTTGGGAATCCTCTCTCAGGCACAACCCCTCCCACCTCCCCATGCACAAGGCAATGGTTAGGTATGGGAGGGCAACCCGGCAGTCTTGTTTTGATTCGCACCGCCAACTCTGATGATTACTCATTTTGAGCTAGACCCCCACGAAATCCCCCGTTTTGGCGCTACGGGGAGCACATGACGTTCTCACGGCCTGCATGTCGAGCGTTTCATTCCTCTCGGTTTGAGTAGCCTCTTTTGCTGAGTAGGCTAAAAATCAGAACATGAAAAAGCCCGAACTCCGGGGTGCAGGCGGAAATTCGGGCTTTTGCTTCGGATTACCGTGGATTGCTCCAGTTGCACCCGAAGCCAGCTTTTTCAAGCTGTGATAACCATAATCCCACTTGCGCCATTCCGTCAAGCGGATATGGTAAAAAATATGCAAGACGTTTATCTTTATCGAAAGGACCGCCGCTGGCAGAAAGCCTCCAAAGTCATTGAGGTGACGATGACCAGCAATCAGACTGCCTATGCTGGCATCACTGGTGTTGCTTCAACCAACATTGTTACGGTTACCGGAGCGACCTTGGCTGACGGGCAAATCCTCACGTTGAGCGCCAAAACAGGCGGAAGCGGCCTCTCTCTTGGAGTCGGCTACTACATTATCAATGCTAGTGGAGCGGCTGGACAGCTTTCACTCACTCCAGGAGGCTCAGTTGTTGCACTCGGCACCAACATTACCGCACCTTCATCTGGCATTGTCAGCCAGCCTGAGCTTAGCGTGTGGTCGTCTGAGTATCGGGATACGTTTAATTACTCAAATGGATTGCTTCAACAAGCATCAACATACAATAGCGGCGGACCATCTCCAGAAGATGTAACCACTAACACAAGGCCAGCTAACATTAGTAATTCTGAAGGCATTACTTTGATTCCAAAAGGACCAGTAACGATTGCTCAGAGTGAATCAACATTTCGTGGCACGATCACCAACACTGGACCTTTTC